AATGTTCCATCCTCTTGTTCTATTTGAGTCGGAACTCCCTTCCATTGTGGTTCTCCTTTTGATATTTTTTTTGGTTGATTTTTGTATGCTATAATTAAACATTCCTTTGGGTTATATAAATAAGGTTGGCTCGGGCTCATCCAAGACCCCCAAGCAGTTGTCTTACTTCGGTGTGGGGAATCTTCTTCTAAATCCACCAAACCAAACCAATTATAACCTATTTCCTTCATAACGTTCCAAATCTCAGAAACAATGAAAACTCTTCCCCCTCTTTCTTTTAAGTTAATTTCAAATGGAATGTTTAAACATATTCTCCCATCTTCTTTTAAAACTCTAAATGCTTGCTCTAACCATTTTCTTGAGAAATCTAAATATTCATCAAGTGTAGTATTATCATTATATATGTCATAACTAATGTTTACTGAGTATGGCGGTGAGGTAACTATTAGGTCTATTGAGGATTCAGGTAGATTTGACATAACTTCCACGCAATTTCCCGTTATAACCTGATTCAATATTTCTTCTATATTCTTTATATTTTTCATAATATTCTTTTTTCCTTTTTAAATAAATTTTTGAGTCTTGATAAATGTAATCCAAAAAATTAATGATTCCAAGTATGTTTACTATTTTGATAGTGTATTTGTCTTTGTTTTCGTGTATAATACCAATATTTGGTATTTTACTTACAACATCAATCAAAAAGTTTCTAAACTTATCAGAGGCACAAACTATAGTAACAACAGACATTTTAGTTTTTTCATTATAGAAAAAATTACCATCCCCATCATAATAACCTCTTATGAAATCTTTATAAAATTTCTCATCAATATTTGGATAATCAATTGTAAATGTTTTTCTTGGTGTACATCCTTTATCAATTAAATTTTCAACCATCTCATTACTATTAATTCGTATAACACAATTTTTAGATGTTGAGGGTGTTCCTTTTTTTGATACTGTTTTGTTTTCGTAATATGTAATTTTGTGCTCTGACTCAATATTTTTTTTAAAACATGAGAGATGTTCTTCATCTTTGATAGATAACTTTAATACAACTTGTGAACCCGTTTTAGTTTTCCTGACACACCCATCAGCATATAAAAACCCCAACCAATAAGCCTTTTCTTCGGTATCTATCACTTCAAAAAAAGAATGATTAACATCATATCTACGATTAGTTAATTCAATTTTGTTTTTCTTCAAAATTCTAACAATTGGTCTCAATGATACATTAAAACTTTTAGCAACTTTTTTAAGATTTTTTAGTTCGTCGTATCTTTTGATAACCAAATTCTCATCTAAATCTATTCTACTTCCCATACAGATAAATATCTGTTAGTGTGTAGAAAGATACAATAAAACACAAAAAAATTAAAATTTTTTTTCTAAGTTTTCAATTTTTCTGTTGAGGTACCATAACGCTTTCTTTAAATCCTGTAATTCTTTGTCGGTATCTTTTTTTCCTGCTCTTGCAACATATTTAACAACATTGAATAAGTATGCATCCTTATCTAAGTCCCAAGCCTCGCACACCTTCACGACCTCGTATTGATTCTCCTTTCCCCCATAATGATTGGGGTGATTTACCATTTCTTTACTCACAACTCAATATTTTTATTAAGTAACGTAATTGAGTCGGAATCGATTATGAATTGGAATTTAACAATTGACAACCCGTCATCTCCATAATCATTTTTATATTCCATATTAGAACCTTTTGGTTTGAATTTAAGACCATTAACGACCTCACCGATAGGGTCCAAATATTGTATTGTTACATCCGTAATTTTAAATAAATCTGAGGGGTTAAATGAATAATCAACGGTTTGGAATATTTTGGTTTTGAATATTAAATTCTCACCTTCGTTATACATTTTAAAACTCCTGAACATATATTCAGGTATTTTAACCTCGTCGTTAAATTTAATTAAGAACCTATTTGATTTTAATGGTTCAATAGGTGTGAAATCTGTAATTTTACTCATACTAATTTTGTTTTTTTAATCTATAAAAATTTTTGTAATCAGGTGACTCTTCTATAATACCTTCCTCCATATACTCTTTTAATATTTCTTTTGCGTGGTATTCCCCACAATTCAAAATACTTTCTGCAATAAACGAGATATGTAAAGGTCCTCTTAACTTATTTAGAAGAATTCTTTCTTTGTTTTTTGGAAGTGGTGTCGTCATTTGTTTCAACTTTAGGATTTCTAAATTGATTTTTCCATTCTGATTTTGATACGTATTCCCACCCGTATTTTACCTTTGGTAAGGCATCTTTGTCTTTAACTCGTTCGAGTTTTCCTGTTTGTTTGTTTCTTAATGTTTTCATATATTCCAGTCTTTGATTTTTTCAACGATTTGTTTCTCGGTCATTCCGCCACGATAAAGGTTATAAACCTCTGTGGATAATTTATCAACGAAAATAATTGCATCGGCCTTAAATAGGTCTTTTAATAATTTACCTCTATTGAGGTTATCCTTTATTGTCTGAATTGTCAGAAATCTTTTTATCATCGGGATATTTGATTGAATTAATAACTTCTCTTACTTTCTTTCCCAAAGTATAATCATTTGGATTTGAATTAACAAGTTTCTCAATTAATTCATATGTAATTTTTTCTTTCATACCTTATCGTATTTTATTGATAATGATTGATTTATATAACCTAAAACTCTTCTTTTGAAAATCGGTAATAATGTTTCATTCAAAGGATATTCTTCTCCCCCTGATACTTCAAATATTGGATATTTTGTATTTTCGTCAGGTTTGTTCCACTTACTGAAGTTATTAATAATTTCTGATAATGTCAAATCATCTTTTGGTCCCGAGTAAATTAAATTTGAAAAGTTTCTTAAATCTGTTGTCCCTTTTGTTTTCTTTAACTTATATTCCCAAACATATAATGTCTTTTCTTTTTTGTTATTGAAATAAAAGTATCCTGATTTTTTGGTTAATTCATTTTTATTTCTTCTTAACTGAACTGATATACTTTCATTAACCAAACCCCATATTGATTTTGCAATATTAAAATAATCGTAAATCTTTGGTGCGGTGTATTTTAAGATTTCTTTATACTGCGAATCCTCGTCAGTGTTTAATTCTGGTATTTGGTTGTATTTCAAATCAGCAACCAATAATTCATCATCAAAATATTCAAATCTCTTATCGGTTGATAACATTTTGTTTTCACTAATCATTGTTCTTACGTTTGCAAAATGCAAAGACAATTCAATAAAGGAGGGATAAACCTCAAATTTATCAAATCTCTCGTTTAACTTTTGAAAATAACTTAGTAAAACATATTGTTTATGTTCTAAATCAATAGGTTCTTGGAAAATCCAATCCGTATTTAACAAAAATTCAAATCCTTTTTTTAATTTTCTTCCCGACATTTTTTTCTTTTTTTATCAAATATAAATTAATATTGGGATTTATTAAAGGTTAATTTGTTCTCATTACGACATATGTTTCATCATTAACATAAGTGGTTTCATAAGTACCGTCGTATCCACTCATAATTCCTAATCCATCAGCATCAACCCACGCTTGAGCCAAAGCATCTTTATCTAGATATTCTTCCGCATCAATTCCGAACTCTTCCAATTTTGCAAGATAATCGTATTTAACATCATCTAACAAATCATCTACCTTATTATCAATCATTTCTTCCGTTGGTTCTGTATCAGGTTCAATTGAATCTAATTCTTCTTGTGCGGTATCGATATTTGATTGAACCTCTTGTATTTTTTCATCTAACTCATTGTATTCATCACTATCAGAATCTTCCAAATTTCTTTGCTCTTCTTCCAAATCCGATAACATACTTTCCATTTCCTCAATATAATTTTCAAGTTGTTCCTTACGTGCTTCTTGTTCTGAGGTTAATTCAAAATCATCTTCGTTAAAGTACGAATCAGGATTGTTTCTGACATCATCCTCATAAAAATCTCTGAAGTAATCTAAAATACCTTCCTCATCTAAGTGGTCCATCCAAAAATGTCGATTAAACCCACCAGTTCCGTTTTCGTCTACGTATTCTTTAGCGTACTCAAGTGCCGCATCTTCCGCATCTCTTTCTGTTGATACTGCGTATGTATTACCAGCTAACCCTCCTTGGTATATTTCATATGTACGCATTTTTCCATAAAAACTGTATCTACCTGGAATCAATGCGTAAACATCAATCTTTTCTTCTATTTCTTCTATTTCCGCATCAATAGAATCTAATTCATCTTGTAATTCTTCTGAATCATTACCTTGTTCTTGGTCGTAATATATG